AGCCTCGACAGCATGTTGAAGTCCTCCTCTTTCAGCTGGTTGTTATTGTTTTTTTGCTCAGTAAGGGAGAGTTTTTGAGATCCTATTGATTCTATTTTATTATTTAATAAATTTAATTGGGCTACATGCTGATAGGATCCAGACTCTTGCTCTATGTGAGACTTACTTAGAAAGCCGAAAATTCCCATACTCGTTATCAGGGATAGTATCACTACGGATAATACGAGGTACCCTCTTATTAACCTTCTTGAGTTCTTCCAGTTCCTGTGGAGCCATACTGCGGTAATGAGTTTGCCTACCTCGAGCGAGCTACCCATTATGACTATTGACCAAAAGGCACCGGGGAATATAGTAGTTAACCCGATTATGCTAAAATACGCAGCGACTGTAGCTAAGGATAGTGCAGATAGAGTTATTAAGAAGGGAAATATCATATGTGATATTACACTAATTAATCAAATAGGTCGGTGTGCTCAGGCTTTTTCCAATAGGGGCATCCCTCGTAATGCATTAACTCTATGGAGTCCGTTTCCCCTTTTTTATTTAATAATTTATGATGGTCTTCAACGAATGATGTTGATATTAATTTTCCGGACTCATTCTTCAGAGCGTAGTACGAAAATGCTTTTCTGTATGAACATATAAATGCTTTGATTGGCTTTCCTGCTTTATCTAGAACTGGTTCGCCTTTGCTTATTTTAAATCCATCCTTACCGCATGCGAGAGGGCCCCCGAACGTTCCATCTGATGGGTATGATTGAGCTCCAGCATAGTTTGATGTAGCCTTCTCTTCATCAAAGCTGTCTATGTATTCCTGAATTATGGTCAACTCATGCTCTAGGCCGAGTAGCTCCCCGTCAGAAACAGGCTCCATCCTGATAATTCCATTGCCTTTGTGGTTGAACATATCCTTGGAGAGATCGAATTTTAAAAATATAAATTCACTCTCCCTGTTTTTATGCTTTGGATAAAGATGTCTAACCGCAAGGGAGTACATTAAGTTTTGCAAGTTGTCCGTTATTTCCTTACCTTTAAATACCTGCTTGCTACTTTTGAAATCTCTAATTAGGGCATATGAGTTTTCCTTATATAGGAAAAGCTTATCTATGAAGCCTCTAATTCTATAGGATATATCACCCTTTTCTATAGAAATATCAAAAGCTTCTTCCGAGATGGCTTTGTATGGCTTGTTGTCATCTCCTCCAAAGAAATCATAATGCAAACCGTTAACTGTCATCTTGTCAATAAGCTCTAAATTCTCGGAGTCGTCAACCTTGAGTCGTCTTGCATGATAAAGGGTGAGCCTCTCTATGGATTTAGAGGAAAAAATACTTCCGTTGCTAGTGATGCGATCATAGTGATGCTTGTGTCTAGGGTTGCCGAGTAGCTCAAATATTAAGTGACATATCCACCCTCTACTTGCGCCGTCGTTAGATGTGTCTGGGAGTTTTAGTATATAGTTGCACCAATACTTCCAAGAGCACTGCTGTAGGGTCTTTATTCTGCTTGCGGACAGCGCTGATTCATGCTTTTTCATGTTATAAGTTTTAGGTTTTTTATTAAATTCTTAGGGATCTTCCTCTTGTCTTTAAGCTTTATAGCTAGAGGGACAATATTTGGAACCTGATCAATGTTAATAACTTTGGATAGTTTAATTTTCCATTTCTCGAAATCCTCAAGCTCCATTTCTCCGAAGTCATTTTTTGTGGGTAGGCATATTTTTACATTGCTTGGATCGTAATAACTTAACAGTTTTAAGTAGTTCTTAATTGAGGCATCCATTCCCCTGTTTTCACTTTTGTCTGAATCGTTGTTGAATGAAATGACAACTTTTTTAAAATTAAACTGAACCAGCGAGCATAAAAGTTTGGAAGATATATCCAGCCCAAAAGCTACTAAGACATTAAATATTCCGTTTTCCATAAGGTTGAGGCAGTCACCTATACTTTCAACTATGACCACATGATCTTTATCTATATCGTCAAACAAATTGCCTTCTCCGCCTTTAAGCTTTGTGTATGCAGGATACACCCACCCTTTCTTTTTGCCCATGTGTTTCCACTTTGGGCGACCCTCCTTATTTGACATATCCCTTCCCGAAAATCCGTGTATTTGTCCGTACTGATTGTATATTGGGAAAACGAATCTTTGGTACATTTGACCTTTTGTGGCTAAGCCACCCTTGAGCTTTATTAGAATGTCGTTAGATATCCCTCTGTCATTGTAAAACTTATAATGTGGTAGGAGTTTTTTAAGTAAGGACTCTGGGTAAACCTCCTCCATATATAACTTATCGTCGCGGGACTTTGCATTCTCGGTGAGGAAAAAAGTTTCTTCTTTGCTTAGATACTTTGAGAGCTCCTTAGGGTCATTAGTATTAAGGGTTAAGATTAAGAGCTGCTTGAAGGGCATGAATGGAGAGTTTGTGACATAGTCCTTCCATGCTCCAGTGTCTTTATAAATCTGAAGAGCGGTTGAATTATCCCCGCTCCTATAAAGAGCGGCGCATTGCCAGTAGGACCCCTTGTCGCTCAGGGAATAACCGAGTTCTTCTAGTATTTGTTTAATTTTAGATGAATCGATCATATGTCCGGAAGCTCACTGTTGGAATTGCTAAGGTTAATGTCCGCAGCGGGGGCTTGGAAGTTCGCGAGATCCTGAAGATCTCCTACTTCTGTAGCTCTAAAGTTTTCTAAATTGAGAAAAATGCAGTTCTTTTGAAGGGTTCCATCTTCCATCCTTACTGGCTGGACGGCTCTAAAGTAATCCGAACCTAAATGCCTATGCTTAAAGCATGTTAATTTGTGGGTGCCAAAGCTTGGAGCGTCTAACATCTCCTCGGGAGACTTCTGTCTTAGGCTGAAGAGGTGTGAGCTGAATTGAATAATTCTGTCAGAAAGAGAAACGATGCTCTCGTCATCCACAATATGCTCGGGCCTTCTGTTGTTGGTGATTCCGGACCTATTACTTTGAACGCTGGTCATCATTGTTATCATGGGGTTACCGTCAAAAAGCACATCTCTTTGGATTAACTTCTTGAACTTATCCACCATCTCACCGACAACTTGCCATTCATTTTTATTGCCTAGATTCTCGGAGGTAGTTTTAATGTAATCATAGTTTAATATCATGGGTTTGCCTCTACCGACTTTTGCATAATAAAACCGCATCACTAGATTAATCATTTGATCTACAGTCATACCTCCCACATTAAAGTAATGAAGGTTATACTTTGTAATTTTGGACCAAACTGATCTTATTTTATTGATTACATCTGGCCCCGCCCTTCTCCATTTGCCTGTTTCAATGAGATGGAGGGAGACTCCGGATAGGGAGGAGCACAATCTTCCCATTAGCTCTTCCTTGCTCATCTCGCCATTGTCTAGGTGTAGGATTGGAACTCCCCCATTGAGTTCTGATGTCTTGATGCAGAAGTCAAGGCAGAACTGAGTTTTGCCAACTCCGGATCTGGCTGTTATTGTGGTAATGTTTCCAGCTCTCAAGAGCGAGCCGTATAATTGGTGGAGTCTGGAGTGGGGGCCTACTAAACCGGGCTCGTCAACGGGATTATTTCCTTTTTCTTCTACATAATCCTCCATGCCTAAGAAAAGATCTTCAGGAATATTTGCCCCATTATCATATACCCCCATAGATTCGTTGTACATTTTGTCAGCATCATCAACAAGGGTAGCGAATGACTCTTCGGAGGAAGCGGTCTTCATCCTGTGGGCAATTTTCAAGACACTAGAACTAATTTGCCTTCTGACGGAATATTTCTTGAGCTCCTTGGCGACCTCCGTGAGGGTGCTCGCCTGAGTTTTTCTTAGAGAGAGGGCTTGTATGTAATCGGGTATGTTTATGTTGTCCTCAAAAGAGAGCCCTAGGGACAGGATTCTTTCAGACAATATTACATAGTCTATTTTGTCCCCAGACTCTATTGAGTTCTTTAATAAAGAGAAAATCGTTTTGTTTACTTGGGAGCTATCATCGTAAAAGTCCCCTGCAGTTATTAGGGAGGATATCTCTATAAATAAATCTGGATGATTTATCAGAGCAGCCAAAAACTGCCTTTCTAATTCATAGGAATGCATCATGAGGGTCTCATTATAAGGCAGAAACTTAAAAAAGTCAAGCCTTATTCTTGGTCGTCATTTATGTCGAACGGCTTGTCTACGTTCTCTATTCCAATTAAATACTGCTCTAGAGCTTTCCTTATGCCCATCTCGACAATTTGACTACCGCTCTTACAGAAAATCATAGGAGATCCGCTTTGGTCCGTATGAACAAGAAGAAAACCCTTGGAGTTGTCGTTAGACCCTCCAGTGAACTCATACAGCTTATCCAAAAGATCTTCAGGCATCTGGAATGAAGGAAGGTTCTCTGGGTCAATTGAGCTCATCAATGTATATTACACGTCTTACAATAAAATATCTAACTTTTTAAAGAAATGCTTGGATAGTTTATCCTTTTCGTATATTTCCACTAACTGAATGTCATTTAAGTCGCAGAAATCTTGTTTTTGGTGGTCTCGTTTCAATTGCATTAGGTAGTTGTTCTTGTATTTGCCATGAAAGAAGGGGACGTGTCTGGTGTGCTGACCTCCCTGAACTTCTACCGCTATCTTTTTATTTGCATTGTAGAGATCTAGGGTCATGCGGGTGCCCGCAACGGGGAACTCTTCGAAGACAACATGCCTATTCCAGTACTCCTTTAGGAAGTCTTTAACTGACTTCTGAAACTTACTCCTACTACTTCCGTCCCAATCGATAGCATATTTTTGTACACTTATAATTTTACGAGTGGAGCCCGTAAGGGTTTTGAATTTCAACTTTCTACCCTTTCAGAATGATCGTAGTGTATGAATCTGTCATGGGTTATTGGAGAAGCTAAAAGGACTGCGCTTTTTAACTCTTCTCTTTTTGTTAATTGAAACATATGGGACATCCATGTTTGCTCGTATGGGCGTCCCCATGTGGTATCTATGAACATCTTTTGGTTGCCGGACTGGCTGACCACTTGAGGCCAATTGGCATAATAAACATCTCCAGTAAGATATGTTAAGTCTTCTTGTAGTTTCATTTCGTCGAACTTAACTAGAGGGGCTTTGGGGTCTAAGCCGTGCTCTGGCAGTTTGTTATAGTTGGGCCAGAACTCTTCGCGTACATTTTGGGGTACATTGTACCAAGACCACTGCGTTCTGTTGTCGCCAAAGAACTCGGTGAAGCTTAGTTTTAGGAAATCTAGACCCTCGGATTGCATTATCTTTATTGACTTATTAAAAATGTTGTCAACATATTTTCTGAATCCATTTTTACAGCAACCGATTTCGCTTGGGGGGTTTAGAAACATGTCGTCTTCAAAGAACATCATGTACTCGCAGTTCGTGGAGGCAAAATGCTCGGCAATAAATTGCCTGCCTCCGCATATGCCGATATTGTCTTTTTTAATTATTTCAAAACCATTTTGTTTTGCTATTAAGGCATTATCCTCAAAGACATTGCGATCTGTGGAGTTATCTAGTACATATTTCTCCTCGAATCCGCTAAGGAAGTTTCCTGCCTGATCAAATGACTCTATAATTTTGGATAGCTGCTGAGGTGAGTTGAATGTTAAAATATATAGAGCACAGCTAGAGTTGCTGGTCTTAACCTTTGGTTTGTCTTCGGAGTTTTCATTGTAGTTTTTTAAATACTCAAAAAATGGTCCTATTAGGCCAGAGTTTGACTCTTCAAGCTCAAACCTATTGTATACTTCTGGCTGAACATGAGACATTATGGTAAAGATACTCTCTTCTGTACCCATAAAGCCCTCGTGCAGGGATTGGCTTAGTAGCCTGTAGTAATATTCATTAGCATAAGCTATCCAGTCTTTATGCCCTCCAAATAACCCACCCCTGCATACATACTGGGGGTCTGAAGAGCAATACCTCTCCATCTCGTTTCTGGGGAATCCATGTATTTCTCCCCCGTCCTTATAGGAAAAAGATATAAATAAAAACTTATCAATAACATTATGAATTTTATCCATAACTTTATCGTGAGTAAAGTATCCCTCGTGAACTGTATTGGTTATTGCTCCATCAACCCAAACAAAATATTCTGTATCAAAGGGGTTGAATATTCTTGCGTCATTAAGCATGAACATCTTAGACATCACCATTGGGTTATATAAATCTAGGGTGGCTTGTGTGCTTTCTCTGAGCCAAGAGGCTTGATTAAGCCAGCTATCTTGAGATCTTATTTCTTGAACCTGATCGTAGAAGGGGAACATTTGGCCCTTCATGGATTCAGTTTCCTTTATAACTAGGTGGGTGTTTTCCTTGCTTCTATACTCCCAGACAAAACTCTCATTTTCAGATTCTATAAAAATAACCATCGGACAGTCCGTGGCTAAAAGTTTTTTAAAGTTTTCTAGGTAATGACTGAAGGGCCTCTTGAAGCCTTCGCCAGCGGCATCCCTAGAGAGATTCCAAATCCCCGTAACGATTGTTGTGTGTTGGGCCATGGGTTGGTTTTGGCTAGGATTTAATAAACGACCCCCACACGCAAGATCTAAACTCGTCATATCTAAACGGAAGTAGGTTGTTTGCGGTGATGGCTGGCTCTAGTTCTACATATGTGGATTCACACCAGCTCCAAATTTTGCCTTTCACATTTTCTTCAAAATCTTTTCTATCGGAAGAGTAATCGTGAGACATGATTATATCGCCAGATTTAAGAAAGGGCGACAGGGTTTTGAATTCATTAATTTTATACCCCCCATCGCAAAGCAGCAGTGTGGTTCCGGATCCCTGTATGTCTAACTTTAATTCGTTAAGATTTTCTGTGTCGTTCGGGTCGAAGCAACTCTTTATTCTGTGATCAATGCCCATCTCCTTGAGCCCCTTGTGCCATTGATTTGGGGTAATGTCATAGCTAATAATTTTAGCATTAACATTTAACTCTTCTGAGGCAAACTTTAGAAATCTGGTGAGGCCGCCCGCTGCGGTGCCTATTTCTATAATGGTGGAGGGTTTTTCGTCTGAAATTAATTGCCACAAAGAAAAGAAGGCTTTGTGATGCTGCATTACTGTATGTCCGTTACCCTCATGATCAATAAACCCACATAGGCCGTTCTCATGGTTTTTTTCGGGATCGTAATTTAATTTACTTTCAAGTATTGAGTTGTTCATATTTAAGTTTTTTTAGAATGTTTTTTAATCTGGCTGTGGGGCTTATGTTTTTTAGATAGTAATCTCTGGCATTTTCGCTAATAAAATTAAGCAGCTTGCTATCATCTTTTATTTCTTTAAATTTTTCTATATATAAATCTCTATAGTTTTGGCCTCCCTGAGCATCGTACCTCTGATGTCTTTGCATATCTGGTAGCCTATCTATTGAGATGTAGTGGACATTGGGTATAAGTTCCGGCTGGTAGGAATGCACGTACTCTAGGCGCATTTTAGGAAGACCTATAGCCATATATTCTATATCCCTATGGCAAATTTCGTATCCGCCTCCCGATAAAGAAAGGCCGACTTTGTACTTTATGATTTCTTTAAGGTAATCATCTAGGCTCATTGGCCTTACTCTGTCATTGACTAGTGGGTGTTTTTGTAGCTCTACCTCATCCCCCCGTCCGGTGGTGCTCCTGAAATACATCTTGTCCGTAAAGTCTTGATCAAAAGGCAGAAGCCTTCTTTGTCTGTAGTAAAAGCTATAGTCACACTTAGGGTCAAATGTAAACAATATGCTGTCTTCTATTGTGAAGTTAAAGTCGTTGGATTTTAGAATCTCCGGAAAGCCCCAGTTTGCTTGACCGTGAACAGCTAGTAGTAGGTCGTTTTTATTATTTCTGGGAACTAATATCTTTCCCCAAGAGTCGGTCCTTATCTCGGAAAATGAAATGATTTTAAATGAATCCTCTTTATCGTCATGTATGATTATTTCGCAGTCTGGAACAACACAGTCAAACTCTTTAATTTTAACTTCAGCATCCTTACCCTTCTGCCAGCCATAGCCCATATGGAGCTCTGCATTAAAGTTATCTTTAAGGAATAGGGCGAGTTCGATAATGAAGTCATGCGAGGTCCATATCGGGTTAATTGTTTTATTGAAATAAACTTTAATCATTTTGGGTCTTTTTACATTAGCTCTTCGGGTGGAAGGCTGCCAATGCCGGTAACGGGGCTCCCGAAAAAGTTGCACACGAACCCAAGGTTATGAAGGTTCCAAAAATCAGTGTAATTTTCAATGCCCCATTTTCTCCTTTGATCATATGCAAAAAAAGTCATGTTTGCTTCCTGCATTGATATTGCTATTGGGTAGCCTATCCTGAAGGTTGTGTGACTCTTGGGTGTTAGTTTCTCGATTTTTTTCCAAGTTTCAATAAATTTATTTAGTTTGTCGCTAACTCTAAAAACTAGATTGGTTTCCATGGGGATTGGGTATCGGGAGGGGGTCCAATTAAGGGGTTTGACAACTGGGTCCCAGTTTTTGTCGCCAGTAGCCTTTCCTATCCTGCAGAAAAAGCAATCCACGGCCTTCATGCTTTCGTGGTTGAAAAAGTTTTTGACTGTTTCGCTATCGAAATTTGAATTAGGGAAAGTGTCTACGTCGCAGTAAATTATGAATTTGGAATCAAAGGACATTAAAGCTTCATTGATGGCATGAAGCTTTATGTGCATCCATATGCTTTTGGTTCTTTCTGACTTAAGTATGTATTTATCACCTACATCCACAAGTTTAACTCTTGCGTTATTTTGAAATTCAGAAAAGGATTCGACCTTATTGGTGAGTAAAACTATATTGTATGGTGTATTGTTAAGGGAGTGCTTTAAGAAATTAACCCCCCATTTTATGTAGCTTTTCTTGATACTTCCGAGACTAATAGCTGCAGAAGTTAATGTGACTTCTTGACTCATTGGCTAAAGGGGAACTTTAATCTGATCACACCAATCTTCGCTCTTTGAGTGGGGCCATACAATACAGTGATCTGGCTTTTGCGGGCTATGGAATGTTTTCCATATTTTACAATATCCATCTGGGTCTGACTTCGCTCTTTTGACCTCGTCTTCATTTAAATCTTCCCTGAAAATTGTATTTCCATTTTCATCATGGAATGCTACGACCCAAAAGTCATAATCGGTAAGGGGGACTTGGTCAAATCCGACATCGACACAATGCTTGAAGATGGGGTGAAATGAACTGTCATAGGTGGGGTCGGTTTGTTTGACGGGGTTGGGCGGATAGTGGAGGTTTGTGGTATATTCCTGAACAGACCTCCTCCTCATACTAACGCCGCTATACTCTTCGTAGTCCTCGATGGTTCTTTCTGTGCCCACGTCATAATCTTCAAAGTCAATATCTTTTTCCTCTCCATCCATTTCGAAGAATTTTCTATTCCTTAGATGTGACTTGGAATTTTGAAACCCCCAAGTGGGATCATCGTCCCAGCACTTTCTTGGCCTATGGGACCTAGAGTATTCATGGTAAACCACTGGCTTGTGTGGGTGAAAGAGATCGTACCCATGGGTGTAAGCTCGAACGGTTAGGTTAATTTCTTCTCCATGAAAAAGGTAATACGGGTCGTATATTACTTCTTTGCAAAATTTTCCATCGACGAAGATCATGTGGCCACTAATGAAGCGAGATGGGACGGGAAACTTTTTGTCTTCCCAGTCTGGAATTAGGCCGGATTTAAAAAACAATGCCCCTTCTGGGGTAAACCTATCGAAGTCCATTTGGGTGGCATGATCAAACTTTTCGCCGGTCTGCTGAATGAAGGCTGGACAGTAGGTTGTTAATAGTGGTTTTTTGTGGCCCTCTTTCTTGAGGTCCTTAAGCATGCCAATCAGGGCAAGATCCCAGTCTTTAATGAACCGATGGTGGGAGTCCAGCTGGAGGGTATATGTTTCATTCTTATACTTTTTATTAAGTAGGTGCCTGACCCAGCATACGCCTTTTGTCTTCTGGTAGTCAACTTCCTCAAAATCCAAAGAAGCATGTTTGCTCTTTAACTTTTCGAAGTCTTTTTCTAAATTATAGTAATTATCTTCATTGCAAACTTGGTCAATTACCCCTACCCTTAGTTTGTTTTTACCGCTGGACTGGGAAACTAAATCCTGAACTGTATTTGTTAGATCTGGATCTCTATAGGAGGCTATTTGTATATATATGCTAGACATTTACCGGAACCTCGCCCTCAATGATATCCATCCAGTCCTTGGATTTGGAGTGCGGCCAAACAAGCCAAGTGTGTGGTAGTTCGGCGGTTTCAAATTCTCGCCACAACCTAACGAAATCGTCAGAAGGATTTCCATTGAGAAGGTTTTTAACTTCGCCTTCACTCGCATCTAGCCGCACCATTTCTTCTCCATTCTTATCCTTGAAGGCAATAACCCACACATCATAATCCTCCTCAGTAAACGAGGGTTTGTGTATGTCAATGCAATACTTAAATTGGGATACGAAATTTTTAATATATTCAGATTTTGTTTTAAATGGGGTTGGGGGCTCTTTTCGGTCTAGGGTGTGCTTCTGAATTTTTCTGTCTTTAAATGATATGCCAGAATAGATTTCATAGTCAGATAAAGATCTAACCTTTCCGAGTCCATACTTAGGAAAGTGCTGTCTCTTGCACCCGTCCATTCCGAGGAGCTTTCTGTATCTAGTAAAGCTTTGCTTGTTGAGGTTGCTCCATTTAGATACATCGTCCCAGTGTCTTGCCTTGCCGTCCCTAGTATAGTGGTGCCAGACCCAAGGTCTATGAAGGTGAAATAGATCATAGCCACAAGTATATGCTCTAGCCGCTAGAGAACTTTCTTCTCCGTGAAAATAAAGCTTTGGGTCGTATGGAACCTCCTCGCAAAACTTACCTAAAGTAAAAATGAAATGGCCACTTGTGAATCGGGCTCTTTCTGGGGTTTGGTTATTGAAGTCTTGAATGCTTTCTGGGAATATAAAAATTGGGCCTTCGGGCATAAATCTATCAATATACATTCTCCATACATCATTCAGCCTATCCTCATCCTCTTTTTCTGGATCATAAGAGGGGAGATAAGCCGTAAGGAGGGGTCTTTCGGATCCGGAATCAGAAAGATCCTTAAGGGTGTCTTTAAGCTTTTCGTCCCAGTTCTCTATGAATCTATGGTGGGAATCTAGTTGGAGATAATATTCTTCCCCGTCGTAAAGCTCTTGTATTTTATGTCTAGCGTGGCAAACGCCAACGCTCTTACTGTACAGAGTTTCGAAAACCTTAAAGTTTTTTCTCTTCTTGTATTTACTTAAATCATCAAAGCTTTCGTCTGGGTGATACTGCCTTGATATTCCAAACACCAAATTTCTTGGATTCTTTGCATTTTTAATACAATTTTCTATTGTGGGGATGAGTTCGGGATCCCTGTAACTAGCTATTGAAATAAATATTTTATTCTTTTTCATTGTCGAAGATATTATTAATGGTATTATAAAAGAAATCCTTTAAGTTTCCATTCGATTCAATCAGATCAAGCAGTTTGTTGTCCCCCTGAATCTTATCTGGACACTCAATCTTATTCTCCGCAAGCTCTTTGAGTATATCTTCGTCGAAAGAAATCCATGCTCCTTTTTTTTCTATAAAACCCCACAAATACATCATGTCAATTATTTCCTTCTCGAGCCAAATAGAGTTCCCGTCTGCCCTTCCATACCTAATGGGGTATCTAACTTGAGCTCCGGTTTTTTCGTTAATGCTTTTTCTGAACCTGACTTTACAGTAGTGGCCAATTGGGTTTCCTTTGTCCTCTATTTTTGAGGCTGCTGGATTCTGCCACATAATATCATTGTTGTACCTTTCCTCAAATTCAAGAATAAAATTAGAGTAATGCTTGATTGCGTTGCCTCCAGCCTGCTTTACTTTTGGGCCTCCTCGTGAGGCATAGGGGTTAGAAGACACTTCTACCCTTACTTGAGATGTGAGTATCATCATGTGTCCCATTTTGGTTATGGGCAAAACCATTTTTTTGAGAAAAACTGAGGTAACGAGAGCTCCCCCTGCAACCTGCTCGCTTTCATTGAAAGGTTTATCCATATCATTCATCCTGCATAGGGCATCGACGCTATCGACTATGAACATATACTTTTTCTTTTCTTCGTTATTAAAAACAAGATCTCTTATTAACTCAAACACTTTCTCAAATATATTACAATCGAGTACGAAAAACCTTTCTGGGTCAGTGTTAACTCCTGACCTTTTAAGCATGTCCTTACTAAGTCTACCTTCAGACTTAACTATAACAACCATTCCGTTACCCTTGAAGTGATCTTGGAAACTTTTTGCGACAGCTAGAGCGCAGCTAGTTTTACCTCCCTCGTTCACTCCGGTAAATCGATGAGCTCCAGCGGAAAACCCTCCTCCTAGAGCTAAATCTAAATTAAGACTTCCGCTGGATATCTTATACTCTTCTTCGTTAAAATTATTAAAGTGATACTTCTTGTTATCTTTGTCTAATAGGAATTTATTGATTTGATCTAATGTCTTACTCATGATAAAAGCCCTCTGATGGTTTTAAGTTTCTTTGTAATTTTTTTATCCTCTCCAGTCTTTTCCGAGAGGGTTATTGTTGGAGGCTCAGGTATCTTATAATGGAACTCTTTGTACTTTTTTTCAAGTAAAGATTTGCCATAGTCGGATTGAAATATAATCATAGAGTCCCAGCCGTTGTTAAAATTAACTTTTTGCCAAAACCTGTCGTCGGGAAACTTTTCCATTAGTAGGTTAAGTATTTTATACTCCCTAGACCAGAATGGACCCTTAATTCTTGAGGGCGGAGTAATGAGTCTTAGTACTATTTCCTTCTTGTTTAATTTTGCCACAGCTTATAGTAGCACAAAAAAGGTTTGGTGTAAAGTTAAAAATCATCTTCAAGAGACCCGCTTTGTTGGTACTCTCTAACTCTGCGCTCAAAAAAGTTACCCATAGCCTGAACGTCAACCACTTCGCCGAGCCAAGGGAATGGATTTTTGTCGCTGGGGAAGCGATAATCTAAGCCTATTGACTCAAGTCGACGATTGCCTATGTAGTGCATGTAGTCCACAAACATATCGGCATTTAAGCCTAAGATTCCAGTGGGTAAAACATCATGGGCATAAGTAATCTCAAGATCTACGGCTTTTTTCATGTGCTCTACAAATTCAGACTGCATGGATTGTGTCCAGATGGATGGATTTTGCTCTATAAGCGTGTTGATTAAGTAAACCCCAAAGGCAATATGGGAGGATTCATCTCTGAGTGTGTATTTAATTTGATCGGAAACTCCCTGAAGTTTATTTTGACGCCCTAGGGCTAGCAGCATTGCAAATCCGCTAAAAAAGAAGGTTCCTTCACACACTATATAGTATGTTAATAGGTTTCGGAGGATCTCTTGCTTTCCGGATTTATTGTGGGGGTTGAAATCCTGACGGCTAATGTCATTGGTTATTTCCATAAGAAAATCATCCTTAGCTTTGATGCTGGGGACGGTTTCGTATGCAGCAAAAACTTCCTCTATGTCGAGATCGAGACTGTCGCAAATATATACTACGGTAAGGTTGTGAAGGCTTTCTTCAAACGCTTGGCGAAGGAGATACTGGCGGCACTCAGCGTCATTAATAAATTTAAAGGCAGAAAGAATAAGGTTATTGCCAACCAGAGACTCACTTCCAGCAAAAAACCCAAGACAGCGTTTAACAAGTAGTTTTTCATCATCAGTAATTTCGTTGTTTTTCCACTGCTTGATGTCTGCCTGCATTGAGATTTCGGTAGGCATCCAATTATTCGCGCAACTCTGGAGGAAAAGGTCCCATGCATATTTATGCTTATGCGGAAGGATTCTATTTACGCCCGCAACGTTTTCAGTGAGAAGCTCTCCAGATTTTTCAGACATGTTTTTTGTATAACGATAGTTTAATCAAAAAAGATTAAATCATCTTAACATTAAATCAGGGGTTTGTCAAGAGCAAACTGTAGTAATGGAAAAAGTTGCAGCGCCAGTTAAGCTAGAGCTGATGGACAGGCCGGTTGTGAGGTCAAGTGCGGTGGTTGGGCAAAAAGAAAATGATTCATGGCTTAAGGTTCCGTTTGCTGTAAACTTAAGAACCGTAGTTGATCCGTCCTTTATTGAAACAGAGTCTCCATCGGTAGCTCCTGATATAGTTAAATATACAGCAAAAAGGCCAATATTTGAGTTATGTAGGGCTCCGTCTACAGTAACATGGTGGTACTCTGTTGAAAAAGATTCCCTGTCTAGCAGGTCATTTGAGGTTAGTGGTCTCCAGTTATTGGTGAGTGAGTCCTTTAGGTGTAATTCTGAATTAGCCATATACTATTATACACTAAAATAGGTTTTTTTAAATATTATTTTAATACAATTTTTATTAAAGTTTTTTTAATAATTGACTGTAATCATTTTGATACATTTTTTTTACGAGAAGTTTAAAGTCGGACTTCCGTACCCAGCCCAGCTCTTTTTCTGCTAGAGATGAGTCTCCGTGCAAAATGTCAACTTCGGCAGGTCTGTAGAAGTCTTTGTTTATGTCAATTAATGTTGATCCATTGGTGCTATGCGTGCATTTTTCAAGAAGATTTGAGCCCGACCAGTAGTGTCCTATTTCTGCATTGAGAAGGCACTCTTCGACAAAATCTCTAATTGAGTGGGTGCGCCCAGAGCTTAGTACATAGTCTTTCGGCTTGTCTTGGTTTAGCATTAGCCATACACCGTCTATAAAGTCTTCCGCATCGGACCAGTCTCTCTTGGCGTCAATATTGCCTAGGGACAAGGTTTTTATGGGTTCGTTTTGTTCAATAGCTATCTTTATTGACGCAACTCCCCTTGAAATTTTTCTGGTAACAAAATCAGCTCCGCGTCTGACCCCCTCGTGGTTAAATAGCCATCCTTGAACGGCATACATGTCGTATGAGTCTCTGTAAACCTTCACGATTTGTCTAGCGGAAACCTTGGACGCTCCATATATGCTTCTTGGTCTTGGCGGATGAGTCTCGTTTTGTGGGCAGGATATAACGTCCCCAAATTCCTCACTACTTCCGGCATTGTAATATCTGCATGCACGGCAATGTTTTTTTATGGACTCAAGTTGATATAGTACTGACATACAGTTTGTCTCCATGTGATTAACTGGCATCTTCCAGCTATTACCGACAAACGAGTTTGCTGCAAAATTAATAAAGTAATCAGGCTGTTCTTCAGAGATAACTGATGAAGTGTTTTCTGGGTCAGTTATGTCGAGATCAATTAGTTTAAATCTGGGGTGACCTTTTAAGTGCTCAATGTTTTGGTGATTACTAACGCTCAGCCTCCTAATGCCGCCGACCACAAAGCCGAGGTTTTTATTTAAAAGATAATCAGCCATATGGCTGCCGTCTTGACCTGTGACTCCAGTGATTAATATTTTTTTCATAGTCTATTATAGACTGAGGAAAATAAAAATCTAGGAAGAGAGAGAGTCTGAGTATCGTTGTATCACCTCAACTATGGCCTCGTCTATTTTTCCCTGAAAGTGTGTTATAACATCCATACTGAACCATCCGTATTGGCTGTGCTCCTCGTTTAGAATTGGGCTAATGAGGGTGTTTATTTCTGCAAAATGAATATGTAGGTTGCATTCGGAGTTTTTAATTATATCAAAAAATTTAATTCCTTCTAGTGATCTATATATTTGAGACTCCTCCCAAAGTTCTCTCTGGGCACAAATGGGGGGAGTCTCTCCGTCCTCAATCGTGCCACCAAAAAAAGACCAATAACCCCCGAAGGGAACCTTTAGCCCCCTCCAGCATTCCGAACGCTTAGCTAGAAGAATGCTATTTTGAAAGGTTAACCCAATAAAGGAAGCTTCTTTATTGGCACGACTCACAGGACTCCCCGTTATTCATTGCCTCTATACTGCAAGAGCTTGGCTCCTGAGTGGGTTCAGACGTAGACTTCTCAACTTTACTTGCAGCCCTATTTCTTAGATAGTATGTGGTTTTTAGTCCAGCTTCCCAACATGCCATATATATGTCGTTGAGATATTTTAGGGATGTTTCTTTATTATATAAATTAAAACTAACAGATTGGTCTATCCATCTTTGCCTAGCTGCATTACACTCAATAAGTTTAAGCATATCTCTATCAAATGCAGTCTTATACTTGTTTTTAATATCATCTGGTATGGCTCCGTTTAGTAGGGATAGATCTCCGTCGCAATCTTTGACTAGATTTGACATTTCTGAGTTCCATAAACCAGCCTCCTTCATGTCTTTGACGAAATGGGGGTTGGTTATATAAAAGTTTCCGGATTTATTTTCATAAACAAACAAAACGGAAAAGTTTGGCTCTATACTTTGCTCGACTCCATTAATATAGCCAATGGTTGCAGTGGGGGCAATAGCCATAACATTAGAGTTTCTCATACCGAACTCTCCGACATGAGTGCGAACTCGAGACCACTCTTCCTTTAGGCTTTGGCCATAACCAGTTAATGGTTTTCCTGTTACTGACTCCTCTGGAACCTCTTGCTTGCCTTTGTAAACCATTAGGTTATTATAGGAATCAATGGGGAATACTCCTCCGTGCCAAAGCGAGCCTTCGTAGTTTTCATAAGCTCCTCTCTCTTCCGCTAAAAGAGAGCTTGCATAGATGGCTTGGGAGGAGTAAAATTCAAAAAAATAATTATTAAATTTAACCGCCTCATCGCTATCGATGGGGATGTTTTTAATATGCAGAACATCATGTAGCCCCATTACCCCTAGCCCTACGGGTCTATTTCTTAGATTTGAGTTGCTAGCTTCCCTTGTGGGGTAGAAGTTGATATCAATAACATTATCAAGCATCCTTACTGCGGTATGTATTGAGCTAGTTAGCTTCTCAAAGTCAAATTCGTCATCTTCAAGGTGGTTTACTAGATTGATTGAACCTAGATTGCAAACGGCTGTCTCTCCGATTTTGGTTTTTTCACCACTTTTATACTCTGAGGCTTTTGTGTGTAATGTAATTTCAGTGCAAAGATTGCTGCTGTTAACCGTTCCTTGGTGTTGGTTTGTATACCTTATGTTACAAGGATCCTTAAAGGTGTTCCAAGGGTGAGATGTTTCAAATAAAACCTTGAGCATTTTTTTCCAAAGGTCTTTAGCTGGGGTTTTTCTCCAGTTTTCTATATGGCCATTTTCGGCTAAGTCGATTAAATTATTGTATCTTTCGTCAAATTCCTTGCCGAAGCAATCGTGTAACTCTGCTTCCTTGGGGTCAAAGAAATACCAGTCATCTTCATTTTGGACTCTTCTCATGAACTCATCAGGGATCCAAGAGGCTGTATTTAGGTCATGGCAGCGAAGCCTGTCGTCACCGGTGTTTCTTCTTAAGTTGAGAAACTCTTCATAGTCTAAATGCCAAGGCTCTAGATATGCACATCCGGCACCGGGCCTTTTTCCTCCTTGGTTTACCGCTATAAGTAGGTCGTTAAATATTTTTAGCCAAGGCACTAATCCGCTAGATATGCCGTTAGTACCCTCTATGTGCGAACCAGTAGACCTAAAGGGTGTAACGTCAAGCCCGAGACCCCCTGCAAATTTGGACTTTCTTGCTTCCTGCCAAGCTCCGTCAAAGATACCATCAATGCTGTCGTCAAATGTATTTAGGTAGCAAGAGCTAAGTTGAGAGTGGGTTGTTCCGCTGTTGAATAGCGTTGGTGTTGAGGGAGTATATAGGAGTTTGCTCATTAAGTTATAAAACTCTATAGCTTTTTCATTTTTATGCTCTTCGTTTATAGCTAGACCCATCGCCACCCTCATCCAGAACGACTGTGGGGCCTCAACAACCTTTTTGACAGACCTTATGAAATATCTATCGTAAAGAGTTTGGACCCCTAGGTACTTAAGTTTCTTGTCTCTTCTGATTTTTATAGCCTCCGACAGCCTAATTAAATCGAAGCTAAGGAGCCTTTCATCTAGCCTATTATCCTTGACTAGCTTTTTAATGTTCTGTATGAAGCTTTTCCTGTATTGAAGCTTGAAGGTGTCGGAGTCAACCCCCTCATTGAACACCTCTTTGTAAAGGTTATTGAGTAGCAGTTGAGCTGCAGCAAAGGAGTAGTTCGGCTCTTTCTCTATCTTCTCTCTAGCTGATAGTATAAGAGCTTGATCTATCTCTTTAGTGGTAATTTTGTCGTAGAGTTGAAGTTGTGCATCTAAAACTATTTCGCTAGCTGAAACATCTTCTATTTCCTCGCAAGCTCTTTGGGCACTCGCATTTATTTTATCTACTGTAAAGCTTTGTAATCTTCCGTTCCTCTTCTTTACTTTAATATCCATCGATTAGCTTTACACTTGGGGGTTAGGTTTTTTAATAAAAAAAATTCTGTAGGAGAAAGAAATAATCTTAACACGTAAATTGGTGTAATGCAAGACTAAAGTTTATAAGTTATTCACAATTCAAATTCTCTGCGAAACGATCCCGTTTTGGTCATATTTTCTATATCTAATCTGGATTTTGAGAAATACTTAGGCCTGTCTGTTTCGAAATTGTAAATTTTTGTGAGGTTTTCATCGTGGGATACTGCGCTATACAGCTTTAGCATGTGTTTGCCAAGCAGATATTTGGGGTTAAGGGCGCAAAACCTTTCAAGCCTCCACCAGTAGTCCGTATCTCCAGAGAATCTGGTGTCATCATAGTATCCTAGGATGTCAAAGGTTTTTCTGGGAAATATAGCTATACCCTCAGAGGAGTATACATCAAGCTTGTTTGGGTTCATCCTGTCTTTCTGGGGAGATCCGTTTTCATCTACTCTAGAGTATGTGGTTTTGAGTCCAAGTAAATCGGGGTTGGAGAATGGTTTTACAATTTCCCTAAACCTCTCCGGATCTGAGTAGTCGTCTGAGTCATGTATGGTGAAAAATCCCCAGTCTTCCCCTTTGAATTTGTATAGGGCATGGTTTCTGGTATGATAGCAACCCATGTTCTTTTTGTTTCGCAGAAGGGTTACGTTGCTAAGGGATTCATATTGCTTTGATATATCTAGGGATCCATCGGTAGAGCAGTCGTCAACTATTACTAGATGAAAGTTCTCGTGAGTCTGGTCGAGGACACTGTGTATTGCTTTGTCTAGAAATTTTTCCCTATTATAGACAGGCATTATAACTAATATTTTTTTCATAAATTAAATGTAGGGGTTAACCCTCCAGTCGTTAACCCAGCCGTCTTGGATATGACTTAGTACAACTGAGTCCCTAATCTGGGAGTGGCTGTTTGTTTTTCTGTTTTGATAGCTGGAGTAAGCATCGTCGCCATACAGATGCCCTTTTGTGGAGCCTAGGTTGGATTTTTCCCCAGTCTGGTCGGGCACATAGCTTGATATGTTGCCGTGTTTTTGGCACATATATCCAAAGTGTATATCCTCTGCATTTTCAAAGCTGATGGGCTCTTCCATGAAGAAGTATTTTAAATGATTTTTATCAAAAAACCAAGAGTGCCCGACAAGGTCAACCTCCATAAGTCCGCCTTTTCCGTTCCAGCCTACTTTGTGGTGGTTCGAGTAATTTGTTGACATTAACCTAATGCCGGAACACCCCAGAATTCCATCATGACCAGAGGTTATGGTGGACATGCAGTTTTCAAACCATTTACAGCCCGGTATAGTGTCGTCATCAAACATGGCTATATATTTTGTTTGAGCTAAAGTGGCTAGTGCAAACCTTCCAAAAAAGGAAAAATTATGGTTAGATTGCACTACTCTATATTTGCCTTTAAGTTCTTTATTCAGATCAACCTGAGATCCGTCTTCTGGATTGTTGTACCAAATCCAAATATCTTTCGGGGGTATGGACTGGTTTTCTATTGATGAGATTTGATCCTTGAGGTAGTCCAGCCTCTTGTAGCAGGTTAAAATGGTTGTGATCATGCTTTATTTTTTGATTGAATTATATTTTTAATTTTTAAACTAGACTGACCGTCACCATAGGGGCAGGGTTGACTAATGGTAAAATTGTTGTTAATCTTTTCAAAAATTGAAAGAAGCCCTTGGGGGTTTTCGCAAAGGTGGAGGTGTCCTGTTTTTATTCCTTCTGGGCGTTCTGTTGTTTTTCTGCAAACAATTACTTTTTTATTAAAAAACGAGCCTTCTTCTTGTAGTCCGCCACTATCGCTAATTATAAGCTTGCATCCAACTAGTATATCTAGTAGCTCGGAGTGGGGAAGGGGGCCTACTACGCTTACGTTGGTAAGTAGATGTTTGTGTTTCTGTACATTTGGGTTTGGGTGTATTGGCAGTATGAAGTCTAGGCCTGAATTAAGGGCGGCCAGCTTATTAAGCTCAGTAAACCAACCCTCCATTTGGTGGTGATTTTCTCTTCTGTGAAGTGTCACTAGTACTTTATTGGCATATTTGCACTGATTTTTGTATGGTAATAAATTATCCAAAACAGTATTTCCCACAACATGACATTCTCCTTTTACTTTTTCATTGATTAAATTTTGTTTAGACAGTTCTGTGGGGCATAAATTAACA